AAATTTCATATATTGGACAGACCATATAAGTGCTGGTAGTAATTGGGGAACAGATACTACAACAACTTATACTGCTGTAGACACAATAACTATTGATGAACTTACAGGTGGAACAGATGACTATGCTACTACTGCTGGAGAAATCGAACTTGCATATGATAAGTTTAAAGATACAGAATCAGAAGATATCAATTTAGTTATCGGTGGTTCATCAAGTATCGTTGCTGATACATCTACAGGTCATGATACTCATGTCACAATGATTACAAGTCTAGTAGAAGGCAGAAAAGATTGTGTTGGATTTGTTTCACCATATCGTTCTGCTACAGTCGGTGTTACAACATCATCTAAACAAGCAAGTAATGTAAGAGTTGCTGCTGACTTATGTCCAAGTTCATCTTACATGGTATTCGATAGTGGATACATGTACATGTATGACAAGTACAATGATGTTTATAGATTCGTACCTCTAAATGGTTCAACTGCTGGATTGTGTGCAAACACAGACCAAGTTGCTGATGCATGGTTTTCACCTGCTGGATATACTAGAGGAACAATTAGAGGGGCAATCAAATTATCGTTTAATCCAGATAAAGCAGACAGAGATGTTCTTTATCAGGCAAGAGTTAACCCAGTTGTTAACTTCCCAGGCCAAGGTGTAACTTTGTTTGGAGATAAAACTGCTCAAACTAAACCAAGTGCTTTTGACAGAATTAATGTTAGAAGACTATTCTTAGTATTAGAAAAAGCAATTGCTACTGCTGCTAAGTTTCAACTCTTTGAATTCAATGATGAATTTACAAGGGCACAATTTAGAAGTTTAATTGAACCTTTCCTAAGAGATGTTCAAGGTCGTAGAGGTATTACAGACTTCTTAGTCAAGTGTGATGCATCAAATAACACAGGTAGTGTAATTGATAGAAACGAATTTGTTGCAGACATATTTGTTAAACCTGCTCGTTCTATTAACTTCATTACATTAAACTTTGTCGCAACTCGAACAGGCGTGGCATTTTCTGAGGTAGGGGGTTAATCATGGCACAGATAGATGACTTTAAGGCAAATTTACTCGGTGGCGGAGCTAGAAGTAATCAGTTTCGTGTAACTATTGTACCACCTGCTGGAATTGCAATCGGATTAGATGTTGCAAGAACTTCATTTTTATGTAAAGCTTCTTCATTACCTGCTATTGAATTAGGTACTGTTGAACTAAAATATAGAGGAAGAACGATTAATATCGCTGGAGATAGAACTGCAGCTGCTGGAACATGGACAACAACATTCTATAATGATACAGACTTCATGATTAGAAATGCTCTTGAAAGATGGAACAATGGTATTAATGACTTTGCTGATGCTACTGGTGTTCAATCAATGTCTGATTATGCAACAGATTTAACTGTTGAACAATTAGATAGAGATGGCACTACTATAAAATCTTACATTTTTAGAAACTCATGGCCTTCAACTATTGCAGCTATTGAATTATCTTCTGCTGAAGATACAACGATAGAAGAATTTGAATGCACTTGGCAGTATCAACACTTTGAAGCTTCAGGCGTTAACTTCTAAAACAGTCTTTTTTTTCCTTATAAATAAAGGACAATAAAGGAGATTTTATTATGGCAGAACTATTTGGTTTTAAATTTGAGAAAATCAAAGATACCAAAAGTCAAGAAAAATTTACAGCACCAGCTAATGATGACGGCACAACCGAAATCGCTGGTGGTGGATTTTTTGGTCAAGTATTAGACACAGATGGTAGAGAAAGGAATGAGGTTGACTTAATCCGAAGATATCGTGAGATATCACAACAACCAGAGTGTGATTCAGCGATTGAAGATATAGTCAATGAAGGCATTGTATCTAATGAGCGTGACCAAGCAGTAGCTATTGTTCTTGATAGACTAGAATATACCCAATCAATTAAAGAAAAAATTCGTAAAGAGTTTGATACTGTATTGTCACTTTTAGATTTTGATGTAAAAGGACATGACATATTCAGAAGATGGTATATTGATGGTAGGATTTTTTATCACAAAGTAATTGATAAGAAAAATACAAAACAAGGTATCGTTGAAGTAAGATATATAGACCCTAGAAAGATTAGAAAAGTAAGACAAATTGATAAAGAACAAAAGAAAGGCACTTCTTTAGAAATGATAACAAAAGTTGATGACTTTTACTTATACAATGATAAAGGATTAAATGCTGGCTCTATAAGTGAGGGTATTAAAATTGCAGCTGATTCTATTACATATGTACCATCTGGTTTAATTGACCAGAACAAAGGTCACATACTTTCACATTTACACAAAGCAATCAAACCTGTAAATCAATTAAGAATGATTGAAGACTCTGTAGTTATATACAGAATATCAAGAGCTCCAGAAAGAAGAATATTTTATATTGATGTCGGTAATCTTCCAAAGATAAAAGCAGAACAATATTTAAAAGATGTTATGAATCGTTATCGTAACAAATTAGTTTATGATTCTTCTTCAGGTGAGATTCGTGATGATAGAAATCACATGTCAATGTTAGAAGACTTTTGGTTGCCTCGTAGAGAGGGTGGTCGTGGAACAGAGATTACTACACTACAAGGTGGACAAAACTTAGGTGAGATAGAAGATATAAAATATTTCCAAAATAAATTATATCGTTCATTGAATGTACCTATTTCTAGAATGGAAGCTGAAAGTGGATTTAGTTTAGGTCGTGCTAGTGAGATTACTAGAGATGAATTAAAATTTACTAAGTTTGTACAAAGACTAAGAAAAAGATTTACCCCATTATTTACTGACATGTTAAAAGCTCAGTTAATATTAAAAGGTATTGTTACCATAGAAGATTGGGATAAAATAAAAGAACATATTCAGTATAACTTTTTACAAGATGGTCATTTTGCTGAATTGAAAAAAGCAGAATTGATGCAAGATAGATTAAATGCATTACAAACTATTGAAACCTATATCGGAACATTCTATAGTAAAGATTGGGTGCAAAAAAATGTACTAAATATGACAGATGCAGAAATAGATGAAATGCAAAAACAAATTAACAAAGAAGCTGGAACTGATATTGAGGATGGTGGTATTGATATGCCAACTGGTGGTGATGGTATCACTAGGTATCCACAAGATGCGACAGGTTCGTTTATTTCACCTGATGATTTAGAGGGTGATACAGGAGATGACAATGGCGGAAACTAAAGATATAATAGATGCTTTATCCAATAGTGATAACTTAGGTGCTGAAAAAGCATTTAAAGATACAATTGCTTCAAAGGTAGGCGATGCTCTAGAAACAAAAAGAAAGGAAGTAGCAAATACATTTGTTAAGACTTCAGTCACACAGGATAGTGTGGATGGCGATAAAGTTTAATTCTTTCTATCAACCTTTTTTAGAAAAGGATGAGCATAAGAAATCTAAGGAATATAAGAAATTATCCCCTAAGATGAAATCTGCTGTGGATGGAGTATTCAAAATTATGGATGCTAAACCCAACGATTTCCTAAATACTTTTGAAAAAACAATTAAAGATATAAGTAAAAAAAATAGAGTTCGTGAAAAGGACTTAATTTCGTACTTTGAAAAAGAAGTACTGTCAATTTAATAGGAGTAGATTTAGATGGCTTTTACAACAAGAACATTAAGAGATACAGTAGTAAATGCTGCTGGAGCTGGTGGAACTGTAACAGTTAAGGTTGATATAGAAGATGACACTGGGGCAAATAATGCTATCTTAGATGCAAGTGCTTTAGATGGTCATGCAAATGGTGCTAAATTACACATCAGTAGAATTTGGTGGGGATTGACTCAAGGTAGTGCAGATGATGATACTGGACATGTTGAACTTCAAGAAGTATCTTCTGGCACTGATATTGTTCAGATTAGACTTGCTGGAAGTGGACACTATGATGGTTCTGCTGGATTGATTAAGGGAACTGCGGCTAACACAACAGCAACTTCTGGTGACCACGAGATGACTTGTTTTGGTACATCTGGTTTTGTTATAATTGAATTCAAAAAAGATGAGAATTACACAAACTAAGAGAGAATTATGAATAAAGTAAAACTAATATCTGAAGAATTTATAAGTGATGTAGAATACATTACTGAAGAAAAAGAAAACGGAAAGAAAGATTATAAAATTAAAGGTATCTTTATGCAGGCTGATATAAAGAATAAAAATGGTCGTGTATATCCAATGGAAATACTTCAAAAAGAAGTAACCAGATACAACAAAGAATTCATTAATGAGAATCGTGCATATGGTGAATTAGGGCATCCAGAAGGCCCAACAATAAATTTAGAAAGAGCATCTCACATGATAACTGCACTTTACCCTGATGGTAATAACTTTATCGGTGAAGCAAAAATACTATCTACCCCTATGGGTAACATCGTAAAGACCCTTATGGATGAGGGTGCTAAACTTGGCGTTTCTTCAAGAGGAATGGGAAGTTTAGAAGAAAAGGGTGGTAAGAGTTATGTGAGAAGTGATTTCTATTTGGCGACAGCTGCTGATATCGTTTCAGACCCCTCTGCTCCTAGTGCTTTCGTAGAAGGCATAATGGAAGGCAAAGAATGGGTATGGAATCATGGGGCACTTGTTGAGTCTGAATTAATAGAGTCGAAAAAAAGAATCAACTCTAGAATTCGGAAAAAACAAGCATTAGAAGAATCTTTGGAATTCGCAAAATTCCTTAAATTACTATAATGTATAAATAATGACTAATATAGGATAACTATATTTAATTAATTAATTAAACAATAGATTCAACTAGGAGATATCCGATGACAAATGAAATCGAAAAGACTATTGAAGAATTAGAGGCAGAAGTCATAAGCGAGCTTGAAGAAGCAGCGGATGCTCCTAAGAAAGGTGCTGCTAAAGCAGACCCTTCTTTAAATGTTTCAAGTGCTTCAAGTGTTACACCTGGCGGTGAGGTTCAAGATATGGGCCCTGCTGTTACATCACCTACTGATAAGTCTGGACCTGGTTCTCAAGCTGGTAAAAAAGCGAAAGAAACTAAAGGCGATGCTGCTCAGAAAAGTGAGGGTAAACCTGATTCTGCTGACAAACCTAATGATGGCGAAAAGAAAGTCGCTAAACCATTAGCTGCTGGCGATTCAGTCGAAGTAAAAGATGACCAAGAAGTTATTTCTGAAAAAGAAGTTGCTGAAGTAGAAACTATGACTAAAGAAACTATGG